CAGTTGAAAGTGCTGTTGTTCCTTCTGCTGTAAAAGTAGAGCCATCTTTAGTAATAATAGTAATAGGAGCACTAGCTGTAACAGTTATATTATTAGCAGTAGTAGTTAATTCGCCTGCTGTAGTTGTTGCAAATACATTACCATTACCAGTAAATACAAAACCTAAACTTTCGTTCCAAGCTCCTACATTCCATTCTTCTCTTCCCCAACCAAAACCTAAATTTAAATCTACTGTAAGTTCACCAGCAGTTGAAATAGTAACTTCTCTTCCTTCTCCTGTAGAAACAGTTCCTAAAGAAGTGTTAGCTTGAAAAGATCCAGTTTCTAAAAAAACAGATGATCCAGCATTAACTTGTCCTACATCAATATTAGCAAGTAATCCATTTATACTAAACGGAGCTGAAGCAGTTACAACAGCATTATTTAATAATGTGTTTGAGGAAATACCATTAATAACTGCTAAGGCGTCTGGAGAGGTACTCCATGCACCTGTATTATATTCAAATCTGCTCCAACCTACTATAGCAGTCATAAGGATTTATCTCCTTATGCTATTCTGATTAAACCGTTAGTAGCGTCAGCGTTAGGAAACTGTAACTCAAATGTACCGTTAGTAGATGTTTTAACTCCACCAAAATCTAATACAGCAATTGATGAATTTGCATTATTTGCATTGTAAATTAATGCAGCTTGAGCTGAAATAGTTGCGTTTGCAAAAGTAACGTTATCAGCATCAAAAATTGCAGTTGTTCCATCAGTAGTGATAGTAACATTTGTAAGTGTTGCACCACCAGTTGTGTAATTAGTACCGCTATCTGAAATTTCATTTGCGGTAATATACGCAGCAGTATTTTGGTTTAAAGTTGCAGTGTTGTCGTAAAGTGCGCATTTTAATGTCTGAGCTTCTAAGTTTCCGCCAGGCGACATTAAGTCTTGCTTAAACGACACTGTTATCGCTTGTTCTATTGCCATATTTATTGTCCTCCAGTTAATGTGTTTTCGCCTAGTGGACTACCTGGAAACTTGTAGTCAGTTCTTCTGTTTCTACGAGCTTCGTTATTAATAGCAGCCACACTTTCGACATACTTTTGTTTATATATATTATAGTCTTCCATGTTCTTTGTAAAGAGATTTGCTTCAGATAAACAACCATATAATAAAGCATCAGAAGCGTTTTCAGTATACCAATTAGTAGTGTTAGTATTAGATAATGGATTAATTCTTCCTTGATAACCTAATTCCATAGTATATATAGCATCTGGTGTTGGAGCTAAATATAATGTAGTATCATCAAAATTAGCAAAATATCTAGGTTGACCAGTTAAAGAAGCATCAGGCCAATATTCTTGTAAATATTCTAATGGTTTAATTTCTAAAAATACTCTATTACTTGAGCTATCTATTATATTTAAATAATTTAAAAGCATAGGTTCAATTGCTGATGGAAGAGTTATAAATCTATCTCCTATAGAAGTAGATGAAGTTACATTTTGATTAAATCCAGTAGGATCAATTTCTCTAGATAGTTTTTGTTGAGTATTACCAATAAAGGTATCTAATTGATTAGTAAAATCTGTTCCTGTGTTTTCTGCCCAAACTTGAATATCATTTTTTAGGCTGCTGTACGTCATTGGCATTTGGCTCTACTCCTTCAATTTTAAACTTAGTCCATACATGACCTCTAAATGCATATGTACCATAATGCGTAAGAGGACTATGTAGATCAGCATATATCTTTCCACCGATTTTTTGCCATAATCTGCAAAAAGCATAATCTTCTGATAAATATCTATTACTTTTTTCATCAATAATACAGTCAAAAAATGCATAACAATTGTCACTATTAAATCTTTCATTATTTATTATTTGATCAGAAGTATATTTAAGATTAGGATAAGCTTCAATCATTTTATAAAATACTTCTTTTTTAATACACATAAAACCTGTCGCTGCATCTAATACCTCTGTAAATCCATTTTTAACTTCTATATTTAAAGGATTTGCAAAATTTAAATTGTATCCTAAAGCTTTTTGTTCTAAATTTTCTAAATCACCTTTTTCTGCATGAGATTTAACAGTATTCCAATCTACAGATTTTCTAGGATATATTCCACAAGCTACGTCATAATCACTTTCTAATAATCTCATTATAGCTTCTCCACCAAAACCTATATCACTATCTATAAACATTAAATGAGTAAATTTATCTGGATCTTTTTTATCAGCATCTAAAAATTGAGTTACTAAAGTATTTCTAGCTCTAGTAATTAAACTTTCATTACCCATAGTATTTAAATGTAATTGTATTCCTTTTTTATTAGCTTCACCTATAGCGTTTAAAATACCGTGTAAATATGATTCTGTTAATTGACCGCCATAGCAAGGAGTTGCGATCATAACTCCTAATTTTTTTTGATTTGTCATGTAGACACTGTAACACTTCCTAAAGCAGTTTGTAACAAATTTGTGCTTGCTTGTGCGACACCTACATTAGAAACAGATCCTGATGTAGAAGGATATATTAAAGTAATCTGATTTGGAACACCTCCTGTAGCTGATAAATTAGCTTGAGGTCTTGCATCTTGTAAAGATTGCGCATCTGTAAAATATGTTAAATCTAATTGTGGTTGTTTTTTTTCAAACTCTGAAGTATGTACTAAACTTCCATTCCATTCAAATACCATTTCATTATATGGAAATTCTAAACCAGAACGATCAGAGATAGCTCTAGCGTATTTACCACCTGAAAATTTTTGATGTGGTGCTCTATGAGGTTTATTACTTCTATCAGCAAATCTTGGCATTAGTTATAATAACTCGTACTAGGTAAAATTCTAGTAGATGGTGAGTCATCTCCTGCAATTAATCTTTCATAAGCTTGTTCGTAATCTAATTTTAATTCAGCTCTAGTTGCTTGATCTATACCAGTTCTTTTTTTAGACATATAATAAGCTAAACCTGCACACATACATTCAAAAGCTCTAAATGGTATATCAATATTTTGTTCTACTCCATTTACAGTAGAAGCTGTAATATCTTGTATTTTTCTCATTCGATAATATCTTAATGTGTAAGCTTGGTCAGGTGTTGGATAAATTTTTACTACAGGTGTATTTAATCTTTGTAAATAAAATTGTGTAGGTCTTGATTGAGAAGTTTTATTTGATATAGCAGCATAATCGTTTATACCTAAACGTGTCATTGAATATTCAGTATCACTATCTAAAATATTAGCATTAATAATATCAACTGTATCATAATCTAAAGTATATTCATTAGTACCTTGAGTTAATGATAAATCTTTTAATTCAACTGTCCATTGATTGTAACCACGATTAGCCCAATCACTAAACATAATATTTAAACTACGTCTAGCTGATCTTACATCATATCCTAAAATAGGATCTCCTCCTATTCTATCAAAAGCTTCTTGTATAACATCATTAACAGTTAAGTTAAATGTTGCTGTTCCTGAAGTTGCCATTATGCAAAGAAACAAGTTACAGCACTTGCACCATTTGCAGAAATATTAACTTTTAAATTAGTTCCAAATTTTACACCTTCATCTGGTAAACTTATGTTAATAGGTCCACTATCAGCACTAGCACCTGTTGATACAACGAATTTAGTAGTAGCGTCATCTACAAAAGTAACAGTTCCAGCAACAGCACTAGGCGTGATAATGAAAGCTTTTAATCTTGTAGGTCCAGCAAATACCGCAACGTTAGAACCTTGAGTGGTTACACTGTTTGCAAATATATCAGATCCTGCCATATTTTCCTCCTTAAGCTAATCCTTGTTTTTTTAATTCTTCATATAGTAACGCAATTCTATCTTTTGGGCTACTACTTTGTTGTGTTATAAACGGTTTTACATAATCAGTCGCCATTATTTTTTGAAAATCAATTGGTTTATTCAAATCTAAACTACTTACTGTATCTCTAAAAGGAGATTGTCCAGTTCCTAATGGTGTTTGTTCTGAAAATTTATCTAATACTTTTTCTATATCAGCTAGTTTTTCATCTAACTGTTTTTCTTTACCTTCTTCTTCTTTTTTAGCAGATTCAGCTTTTAAAATTTCTTCAATACTTTCAGTTCCTGGTAAATCTTCAGTTTTACCAATTTCTTCTTGTTCTTTAGTAGGTTTATATTCTTCTTTAGCTTTTTCTACTTCATAAATTTTTTCTGCTGTATTTCTAGTATCTTCATCTTCATTTTTTCCAAAAAGATTTCTAAGAGCTTCTCCAGCAGATGTTATTTTTTCAAACATTATATCTCCTATAAAGAGGGTCTTCTAAGAAGACCCCCTTAATCAATATTAACTTAAATTGTTGTTTTGAACATATCTAACAGTTATAAAACCAGTACCAGCACCTGTGTTAGTGTTAGTTACAAGAATTCTTCTGTCAGTTGTTCCAACGTCAGCCCAGTTTCCAACTCTTGTTGCGTCAGCTCCTGCTGTTGCAGAAATGATTCCAAGAGTTCCACCAGCTACAGCAGCCGCTGCTGTTAATGCAGTTGCATCACCAGTCCAACCAATACCTGCAGTTGTAGCTACTCCATTCCAAACTGTAGTTACTGATAATTCAATAGCTACGATTTGTGAGTTTGCAGGAATAACAATATTAGTTGTTCCATCTGCTTGAGTAATAGCTTGTGATTGTGCCATTACAACTTGACCTGTGTTTGTTACATCAGTTCCTAAAGTAGTACCAGTAGTTTCTTTAATAGTACCAGCTTTAATTGGTCCTGAAAATGTAGTTGTTCCCATAGTCTACCTCCTTAGTAGTCTTCTTTCGAAGTCGTAGGGTTAAATACTAGGCGTATTGCTACGCCTAGTATGATTATATTATTATGCAGCTCCTTCTGAACCGTAGATAGTTCTCCAGTCAGTGAAACCGAAAGAGTATCTTTCTCTAACTTTGTATCTTAGATTACCAGATTCAAAATCGCCTTCAACAGCTTTTTTCATTGGTGATCTTACAAAGTGTTTCATTCCATCAGGACAATCAGTCATAATGAAGTATTGATCTGGATCAGTTAATCTTTGATTAACTACTACGCCTCCAGGAATCATACCCATATTTCTCATTGCATTGATATCATTGTCTGCAGTTCCAGGTCTTAAATTAGACTTAAGGATTCTTTCAGCAATGAACACCAATTGAGGTGGAACGATTAGCTTTTGTCCAGATAATGCAATTGGTATACTTCTGTCATCAACTGCAGTTGAGATTTGAATCAGTAACTGCTCAAGAGAAGTTTCTGATAAATCTGCCGCTGTAGATAATGTGTTAGAAGCAGTACCACCGCCACCTAGTGGGTGAGAAGCAGACAATAAAGCCACGCCATCGCCACCTACTGAAGTAGTAGTTGCATTGTTCAAGATGTTAGCACCTTTGATTTCTTTAGTGTGTTGCATTGATCTTGCTAAAGCTCTAGCATATTTTGCACCTAAAGATCCGTATAGACCATCTTCTTCAGCTTCCTCTGTAATAGCGAATGCTAAAGCAACAGTTTCATGTACGTATCTAGATACAAATCCTTCTCTGCCAGATTCATAAGATATTGCAGCACCTTCTGCTTTCGTAGGTGCAGCACCGAAGCCGATCATTTGTACATCTTCTTCGAATGCTTTTTGTGACTGCTCGATAGAGTAGATTGATCTCCATTGTTCTGGATATCTGTCATACTCCATACCAAACACGGTATTTAAACCAAGATTGAGCTGTTTGGTAAATAGTGCTCTATTTAGTGCCATAATTCAATCTCCTTTTATTATACACCAGCTCCAGCAGCACCTACACCGTATAATGATTTATTAATAACCACTTCTACTTTTGCATCTGCGCCTGCAGCATTGTTTGGTTCATCAACTAATCTTAATATTCTTAAAACTTTAGATGTAGTTGCTAAAGTAGCAATATCTAATTCGTCTGTAGAATATCCGAATGTTGAATTGTACGTTCCAATAGTAACGTTTGCTAACTCACCAACGTTGGCTGCAGCAAAAGTACCATTACATTGTACTTTATATGTTATGTTTGGATCATCATATACTAATGCTTTCACAGTTGTATTTGCTTTTACATCTGTATCTGCGTTCCAAACTTTAGAGAACTTGACGTCTCCTGTAGAGTTTTCAATGTATTCAACTCCATAGAATACACCTAAAGCATTTCCTCCAGCTGTTCCTCTTATTACAGTACCGTCTGTAGTCATAGTAACTAAGTCGCCACTTGCAATATTAGTGCCGTAAGAGTTTGCAATAGGATATTCTTGGGGTCTGATAACTCCACCAGTTAAGTGTCTCAAAGGTATAAAACCTTGAGGGGCATCTGTATTTGCCATAGTTATAACCTCCTAGTTATAGTTGCGTTTTACTCTTTAAAGCCGCCTCTAGTAACTTCACTCTTGAAGGTCTTTT